CAAGAAGAGTTGGAAGCTTTGTTAGACGATCTTGAAACCGTAATCAATGCTAACCGAGTATTAGTATATGACATTACTAATAATCTGTCAACTACTGAAATATTAATTCAGTCAATAACAACCGATGAAGGGTTATTAAATCCTTATGGTGTCGGTGAAATAAATTTACAGGTGCGTTATGCACTCTAATTACCTAATAGTACCAATACAGATAAATGTCTAGTAAGTGTACTCCTGGGTTACTAACTACAAGGAATAGCTATGGCAGCAGTTAATTTAATTCGTAATAGTAGAGTCTTCTTTACTACTAACATCGACAGTTTTGGTCGTGTAAAAATTGGTGATTACAAAAACGCTTTAAGCGTCATGTCTGCATCTAATACTTTTGAAATTCAAGTGCTGGAAGGCATGAGCTTTTCACAAAATACTACTGTAGATACAGTTACACTAAATGAAGCAGGGGCAGCTCCTGTTCGTGGTCAGCGCAGTTTTAACACTGCACTAGAGCCAGTAGACTTTACTTTCTCTACATATATTCGCCCCAATAACACAGGTAGTTTAATTACTGCCGAAGAGCAGTACTTATGGAATGCTTTTGGTGGTGCAGCTAACCTTGGTGCCGTTGGTGCCGCTTGGACCTCTGCAGCATCTACTGGTACAGTAGGATTTACTAATTCTAATAAACATCAATTACTGCCTTTTGGCTTAATTATATTATTTGACAATGCAGGTTATGTTATTGATAACTGCGCTTTAGATTCTGCTACTATTGATTTTGGTATTGATGCTATTGCAACAATAGCTTGGGCCGGTAAAGGTTCAGCAATTCGCGTGGTAGATGGTGCCACAGCTAGCACAGCAAGTCCAGTTGTGTTCTCAAACGTTGGATCAGCAACTAACTTTACAGGCACTAATAATGCCACTGCCAAAAATACTGCAGCTCGTTTTATTACTAACAAGTTAAGTACTTTAGTTGTTAATGACGGTATCAATGATTTTGTTGCCACTATTCCCGGATCCGTAACGACTGTTACAGTCGGTACTGCTGGTTCTGGATATACCTCTGTACCTACAGTAGCTTTTGCTGCGGCACCTTCTAATGGTACAACAGCTACTGGTACTGCAACACTATCTGGCGGCGCTGTAACAGCAGCAGCAGTATCTACCGCTGGTACTGGATATACAACTGCAACAGTAACATTCTCCGCTCCTCAGGTTGCTGGTGGTGTAACCGCACTAGGTACCGCAACAGTTTCTGGTGGCGGTGTAACAGCTATTGTAATTACAACAGCTGGTACTGGATACACTTCTGCTCCAGTAGCCGTTATTGCTGGTGATGGTACTGGCGCTACTGCAGGTGCAGTTACTATAGGTACTTCTACTATTACAGGTATTACAGTTACTAACGCTGGTGGTGGTTATCTTGTTGCCCCCGCGATTACAATTACTGGTGGTGGTGGTTCAGCAGCAGCAGCTACTGCTGCAGTTGCAACTAATGTTGGTTTTGTGTATACTATTGCTTTAACTGGTGGAAACATCACTTTTGCTAACAACTTAACATATTTGACACCTGCTAACTTAGGTACAGTTAACTTACCTATTACGTACTTCACAGGTACACGCGCTATTAGTGGCACTATCAATGCATACTTAAAAACAGGTACTCTTGAAAGTGGTGGACTGTTATCAAAATTGTTAGCTGATTCAACTACAACAGTTGATCCTAAGTTTACAATTAACGTACAACTTGGCGGACCTAGTACAAATGCTACTGGTGTTGAAATTAAGTTACCTGCAGCTATGTTGCAGATTCCTACAATTAACACAGAGCAAGTTATTTCTACAACAATTAACTTTACAGCTCAAGGTTTTGCAGGTGCTGATTACGACATTACAGAGTCTAACGAAGCAACTATCATTTACCGCGCAGCAGCTTAATTAGCCACTGCATTTCTACAGAGGCTGGGTTGATCTCCAGTCTCTCTTTTTAATCTTATTATAAAATGACTACTCTCTCTTTAAAAACATTGTTAGTTCCTTCCAAATCAGTACAGGTAGAATACCCCGGTATGCCTGGTTTTATGATTGATTTGGCATTTTTATCTCGCGAAACACTCCTATCAATTCGTAAGAAGTCTACTAAAACTAGCTTTAAAAATCGTCAAGCTTCGGAAGAATTTAACGAAGATTTATTTTTGCAACTTTATGTTGAAAATGCAGTTAAAGGATGGTCTGGCTTTAAGCTGACTTATCTCGAACAGCTAGCACCAGTTGATTTAACTGGCAAAGACATGGAAGCGGAATTAGGATACACTGCTGAAAATGCACTGTACTTAATGAAGAACTCTAGCAATTTTGATGCGTTTATTAGTGAACAGGTCACAGACTTGGGAAACTTTTCGACGACCAGCTCCAGCAAGTAAATCGGCAGTTGGTTAATTACATTCAAAATATGGGCGTGTCAATGACAAAAGACCAGTATTTTGAAATGTGCGAAATGTTAGGCTCAGACCCAGTAGAGTCTGAGATACCGGTGGAATTTGAAGATTTTCCATTTGAAGTGCAACAAGCATTTAATGCTTATCGAATGTTACGAGATGAGTGGGATACTATGAATGGTAACTACTTAGGCAAGTCTTTGATAGGTGTAAAAGATGTTTTAGAAGCAACAGAGATTGAACCTTCTGAACAGAAGTTTATAATTATGCTAATACGTGTAATTGACAACGTAAGATCAGACGAAATCAATAATAAGAAAAAGACACAAGAGCCTGCTAATTAAAATTAGCGGGCTTTTTTGCGTTAAAAATTTTTTGGTTTGACAACTGCGTGGTCACATGGTATAATGATCTCTAGTTAAGTTATCAAAAAAATTTGGTAATATCCGAACAGGAGTAGGCATGGCTGAAAATACGACAGTTTTACACATTAAATTAGAAGATGTTGGTCAATCCATTGAAAACACTGACAAGGGTCTCAAAAAGGTTCGAGGAACCTATGACTCGCTTGAAAAACAGATGAACAAAGGTGGCAGCGGAGGTAAGGGCAAAGGCGGTTGGAAAAACGCTATGATGGGTGGCAATGAATACGATATTGCCAGGGGTAGTGCTGGGGCTACTGGTGCATCAGGTCGCGACTTTGCAAATCAGTCTAGAGGACTTGACGGCTTAGTACGCCTATATGCTACTTATGCAGCTAATCTGTTTGCAGCAGGTGCTGCTTTCCGCGCATTAAGTGATGCCGCAGATACTAGTAATATGATTCAAGGTATGAATCAATTAGGTGCCGTTACTGGATTAGCTTTAGGCAGTATTGCTAAAAATTTAATGAATGCTACCGACGGCGCAATTAGTATGCGCGAAGCAATGGAAGCAACTACAAAAGGTACTGCTGCTGGATTGTCCGGTAAACAAATGGAACAATTAGGCCAAGTAGCTAATAAAGCATCTAAGGCTTTAGGTGTTGCCATGCCTGACGCTATTAGTAGATTAACACGTGGTATTAGTAAACTAGAGCCTGAGTTGTTAGACGAATTGGGTTTATTTACAAAAATAGGTCCTGCTACTGAAGACTACGCTCGTAGTATAGGAAAAACTGCAACTCAATTAACTGATTTTGAAAGACGCCAAGCATTTGCTAACGCTGTGCTAAAAGAAGGTATAGACAAATTTAATTCTATTGATATACCGGCAAACCCTTACGATAAGCTATTAGCAAGTTTAAAGAATCTAAGTTTTGTAGCGCTAGACTTAACTAATAAATTCCTTGTGCCACTAGTAAGTGTACTATCACAAAGTCCCGCAGGACTATTAGCAATAGTAACCGCAATAGGTGCTTCAATAGTTAAAAGTGCTATACCTGCGCTAGGACATTATAGAGAAAATTTAAAGAGAACTGCTAACGAAAGCACCGAAGCGTTTACAAGGATGTATACAAATCAACAAGATGCTTTTAGTACTATGGCAGCAGATCGAGCAGCTGTAGCAGAGCGCGATTTCAAAAAGCAAAAAGATACGCAAAGTAAATTACAGGCGTTAGCTGCAACAGGCAAAACTTTTACTAAAGGTACAAAAGTAGACTATGCTGGAATAGCAAGTAAAGATCCTTTTGCATTAACAGATACTGAAATAAAGTCACTAGAAGCTCGTGCCAACAATATAGCAAAAAGTAATAAAGAAGAATCAGACAGACTTAAAGCACATCTTAAAAATCTAAAAAATATTCGCGCACAGTCAGCCGCAATAGGCGATACAGCTAGTAAAACACTTATTGATAGTTCGGAAAAGTGGTGGAGTACTGCTTTTGCAAATGATGTGATCAATAAAACTAAATTACAGGGCATAGCAAAAGATACTATCAGATCTAATGTTGCAGAAACCCAGTCATTGCTGGGTATGCGTGCAGCTTGGTCAAAATTAAATGAAGACCTAGCCGCATCAAAAGAAGGATACTTAAAAGTAAAAACTGGAGTTGATGAGCATGGTAAAGCCATGACGCAAAATGCTCCTAAACTAAGTGCTTTTGATAGAAACCTTGTTAGGGTTAGTGCTACTGCAGGTATGTTTGTACAAAAATTAGGTACAACTATTTCTGCATTTGGAGCCTATGGTATGGCTATAGGTGCGGCAATTGCAGCTTTTGGTATACTTGATGCTATACTTACAAAAACAGGTAAGGAAACTACTGCGTTCAATGGAGCGATAGATGGTGTCACAGAAGCAGTTGCAAGTGCAACTAGAACTCTAGACTACTTAAGAAAACAACCAGCTATAGGTACAGCTTCAATAGCTGGATTCCTTGCATTAACAAATGCAAGTCAGGCAGTAACCGATAGTATTGAAACACAAATTCAAGCTACTAAAGAATTGTTGAAAGTAACCAAAGATAGTAGCTGGGATAATTTTACTAATGTTCTTGCAGGAATATTTAATCAAGACATAGCTTCAAAAGGAGCTAAATCTTTAGCATCAACAGTACAAAAACAATTACAAATATTCCGTGACGCAGGAATGGGAGAAGAAGCTAGTAAAGCTTTTAAAGACGCAATAGGCGTACAAAGCCTAGAGCTCGATACTGTATCAGATAGATTTAAAACCAGCACAACTGCACAAGATAAATATGCAGCTAGTGTTAAAATATTGCAGAATAAACTAGGTGAAACTAATAATCGTTTACAAAATTTTAAAACTAGTATTGAGGCAGTTACAAAATCATATGATGAGTTTATTCAATCAACTGCTAATAGTAACCCGTTATTTAAAGTAGGGGAAAACTTGCAAAACTTATCTGCAGCAATGCAGGAAGTAGCAGGGGACGGTATAGATGCAATAAACGCAGCTTTTAATCAATTTGCTAATAATCCTAAATCAGTGGCTCAATTTGGTCCTGAATTTACTCAACAGTTTGTTAATATAAGAAAAGAGTTTCAAGATACTCTTCAACAAGCCGCAAAATATAAGCAAGATCTTAGTAAAATAAACGAAGATATTGATAAGCAGAACCAAATAGTAGCAGATTCAAAAAAGAATTTCTTTTTTCAAGGAAGGTTTA